GGCGTGCAGACTTCGGATATGAACTTTCGATTCTTACCAGTACTAGTGGCGGGTCTAGCGTTCTACATCGCCATGAAAATACCTGAGCTTGCAGATCGAATCTCGATGCTTAAACAAGCTTATGAAGAGCAGTTCGCGTTAGCCGCAGGCGAAGACCGGGAGAAGACATCCGCACGGTTTGTCCCTAGAATAGGTAGGATATAGCGTGGGCAATAGGTTTGCATCCTCTAAGAAAGCTCTAGCGCTTTGTGATGTGTGCGGGTTTGAGTACAAGCTACGCGAACTACGCAGCCTTATTGTTAAGGGCAGAGACACGAATATTAAGGCGTGTCCAGAATGTTGGAACCCTGACCAGCCACAGAACAAGCTGGGGGAGTTCCCCGTTGATGATCCGCAGGCCATACGCAACCCGAGAATAGATACAAGTATCGGTATAGCTGGGAGTCGGAGCAGTCGAGATATTCAGTGGGGCTGGAATCCCGTGGGTGGTGGAAGCGACCCGTACGGACTAACCCCTAACACGTTACTTGGTACTGGATATATAGGCCAAGTTATCATAGACATTACGTAGGAGTGCTAAAATGAATGTTTTTGGGATGGAAGAAGTGAAGGTTATCAAGGATAAAGGCGTGCGCCCATGCGGTCACGGCCCTAAGCCGGATATGAAAGGCGTCAAAACCACGGGGATTAAAGTCCGTGGTGTTGGTGCAGCAACCAAGGGAACTATGGCCCGTGGGCCGATGGCGTAAAACATGAACTATACTGAGCTGAAAGTTAACATCCAAGACATCTGTGAGACCACTTTCACAGACGAGCAGCTCGCTATGTTTACGCAGCAGGCTGAACAAACCATATACAACACAGTCCAGATACCTGCACTGCGAAAGAACGTGACAGGTACACTGACCCAAAACGTTGGTTACCTGTCTATCCCGACAGATTTCTTATGGGCTTACTCGTTGGCGGTTGTGGATGCCGCTGGGGATTACCATTTCCTCCTCAATAAAGACGTAAACTTTATTCGTGAGGCGTACCCTACTACCACATCTGTTGGGCTACCACAGCATTACGCTTATTTTGACGACAATTCGTTTCTCCTCGGGCCTACCCCTAATAGTGGGTACGCCATGGAACTGCACTACGGGTATTACCCAGAATCTGTTGTTACCGCTGGAACTACGTGGTTAAGCGACGAATTTGATTCTGCACTATTGAACGGGGCGCTACTACAAGCAATCCGGTTTATGAAGGGCGAACCAGACGTTGTGCAGATGTACGAAAAACTGTATGTCCAAGCAATTAAACTACTCAAAAATCTTGGGGACGGTAAACTTAGAGAAGACGCGTATCGTTCGGGTCAATTCCGTACCCCAGTACAGTAAGTTAGGAGATAAAAAATGGCAATTTCGCAGGCAATGTGTACATCGTTTAAACTAGCCCTTCTCGATGGTGAGATGGACTTTAGTAGCGATACGGCACAAACATTTAAGATCGCACTGTACACATCTAGTGCGACCCTAGGCGCTGCCACCACGGCGTACTCTGTGACCAACGAAATCTCAGGAACCGGTTATGTTGCTGGGGGTAATACGTTGACCGTAGTAGCTCCGACTACTTCTGGTACCACAGCACTGTTGGATTTCGCAGACACTACGTGGTCAACCGCAACTATCACAGCCCGAGGCGCACTCATATACCAGTCTGGGGGTACTAACCCCGCAGTAGCGGTTATTGATTTTGGCGCAGATAAGATATCCACAGCCGGTGACTTTACTATCCAGTTCCCAGTTGCCGACGCATCTAACGCCATTATTCGAATCGCCTAGGGAGGCTAGATGCCATCTTCTGCTACATATACAGGCTGGGGTAGAGCTGCTTGGGGCCAAGGCTCTTGGGGCACTGACCTTGTAGTAGTATTAGTCGATGGCGTTGCGGCTACAAGTGCTCTTGGTACTGTCGCTATTAGTGGCGCAGCAACTGCGCAACCTTCCGGGCTAGAAGCTACTAGCAGTGTGGGTACGGTAGTTGTATCGGCAAACGCGGATGTTTCTGTAACAGGACTCGAAGCTACTAGCGCCCTAGGAACTGTCGCGGTTACCGCGAATGCGAACGTAGATGTAACTGGAGTGGCTGCGGCGAGTGCTCTTGGTACCGTAGTTGTAGCGGCAAACGCAGATGTTCCCGTAGTGGGCGTAAATGCCACTGGCAGCCTCGGAGCTGTAGCCGTTGTAGGTACCGCTAATGTCTACCCCATAGGGGTAAGCACGACTGGAATTATTGGTACGGTCGCTACTAACGCCGCTGCGAACGTACCTGTTTCTGGAGAAGTAGCGACAGGCGCTGTTGGTAATGTATCGATAGCGCTCGGTATCGTAGAGAAGGTAACAGGGGTCTACGGGCAAACGCGTGTCGGCACTGTAATCGTATCCGCAAATGCTAGTGTAGTAGTAACTGGGATCCAAATAACAGGGTTTGTTGGTGGAGTCAACGTTTGGGGGGAAATTGATGACAATCAGGATCCGAACTGGCAGAATATCAGCAGTACCCAAACCCCTACTTGGGATAACGTGTCACGACAACAGACCCCGAATTGGGGAAACATTGCCGCATGAGGTTAGCTAAATGACAACAGAATACACACCAATTCTTAAACTCGCCCTTCCCGTTGAAGGAGAGTTAAGTGGTACATGGGGTGATGTAGTCAACGACAATATCACTTCGATGGTCGAACAAGCAGTAGCAGGCCGTGCGGTTATTGACTCGTGGGTGGCTAACTCTCATGTGCTCACGACTGCGGACGGCATAACGGCTGAATCCCGCTGCGCGATGTTAGAGTTCACTGACAGTGGAACCTCGCTAAGCGCCGACGGTACCGTAGTCTGCCCTACACTGTCCAAGATGTATATCGCCAAGAACAGCACCGGTAATGCTCGCAACATAACCCTAACAACAGCTGCTGGTACTGGTGTGTCTATTCCGCAAGGCAGAGCTATGCTTTTGTTTTGTGATGGCACAAACGTCGTAGAAGCGGTCACAAACATCAACTCTTTGACTGTTGGGGGCTACACAGTCGCGCTCACAGGCGCAGTGACTACTGCTGGTGCCTTGACTACTGTTGGTGCGAACGCGCTGACACTGACTACCACTGGCGCTACTAACGTAACATTCCCAACCACAGGTACACTTGCTACCTTGGCGGGTACAGAGACGTTATCGAATAAAACACTGGTGTCTCCTAGCATTACAGACCCAACCCTTTCTGGGGACATTTCAGCCGCTAACGTTACTGTATCTGGCAACACTGTAATCGGTGACGCCGCTGCTGACACCCTTACAATCAATGCTACTACAACTTCGGACTTACTGTTTACCGACGATACTTACGATATTGGCAAAACAGGGGCTACTCGCCCTCGTGATGTTTTCGCGTCTCGCAACGCAGAATTAGGTGGCACCCTAGGTGTTACTGGCAACACTACCTTGAGCGGTACCGCTGAGGTAACCGGTGATTTTGCGGTAAATACCAATAAAGTAAATGTTACCGCAGCCAGTGGTAACACGACAATCGCAGGTACACTCGGCGTAACCGGCGCGACTACCGCTACTGGTGGCCTGAACGTAGATACAATTAGTGAGATTACCGCAGCTGGCGGCGTAACTATTGACAGCGTTTTGCTTAAAGACGACGTCGTTAACGCCACGGACATTGAAACGTCCACTATCTCAGCTAATGACGGCACGCTTGCAATCAACATCGCAAACACTACGGGCGCTGTGGACATTGACACCTCGCTGAACGTGGACGGCACCGTTACGGCGGATGGCTTGACGGTTGACGGTAACGCTACTGTTTCTGGCGATATCGGGATTGGCACGAGTTCTCCAAACGGCAGACTCGGAGTAACAGGTGGAACAACTAACGCATCTACGTTACTTACTGCTTATGATAACGCCGCTGTTACAATCGTCCCAAAAAGTACTTCGGGGTATTCTCTTGCTATTGGTAGCGGCCCAAGCGACTTCCCATATTTGCAAATGTCGTCTTCCGGCACAGCTCCGAACGCTTTAAATTTAAACCCTTATGGCGGCAATGTCGGGATTGGCACGACTTCACCGATTGATAACTTAAATATTTACGACTCCGATAATAACGTTGGCTTACAGCTTCAAACAGCCACAACAGGAACCACTAGTGGTGACGGGTTCAGGGTAGGTATAAATAATGCTGAAGCATTTCTATGGCAGTATGAATCACTACCTTTAACATTTGCGACATCTGGATCGGAGCGTATGCGAATCGACAGCTCGGGCAATGTCGGGATTGGCACGAGTTCTCCGAGTGACAAACTAACCTTGTCTGGTGGCCAAATGCGCATGTCTGACAATTACGGTATCCGCTGGGGAGATGCAAGTGCAGGTATTTATGGAAGCGGCGCAGATGAGAATTTGAGGTTGGTTACTTCCGGGCTAGAACGCATGCGAATCGACAGCGCGGGCAATGTCGGGATC